ATCCTTCATCGCATGAGTACCAGGGTGAACGGTATTAGTCGGGCCGGTGTAGTAGCTGCCAGTTCCGTCATCGACTGCGAAACCAAAAGCTACGATACCATCGGGTAACGTCGGCTTCACTGGAGGGCTATAAGGCTCGGCTACCAACTCCGGACCTTCGATAACACGCGGTTCACCTTCTCCCGCATCCTCGATATACAGATAGTGGAGCATTTGCGGAGGTTGGGGTATTGGAAACCGTTTTCCTTTTTCAAAGAAGTTGCGCTCCCAATTCGAGACGGCCCGTAGAAAGTGCTGTCGCCTGTTGTGGTTGTGCCTATCCTCCATCTCCTGGAGTTGCCGGATCGCAGCAGCCCGAACCACGTTGGCGTCGAAGATTGAACCGGGCACGTCAAGGATGGTCCTGATGGTACTATTAGCCGTCGTTGCTTTCTTCTCTCTAGTCTTAGTTGCCATGGTGATCCTATTGTATCGAATATCGTGATGCTGTTGCAGCTCTCGTCAATTCGATGAGATCGTAGGTTGGATTGCCGCTTAAGCCGTCCTGCCAAATCAAGCCAATCCCATCTGGGGTTGGGGCAGCATGGAGATAGGCTAAAGACTCCGATGCACCGAAGGCTCGATGCAGTACTGGATCAGTCCACGAGGGCGGGCTACCGAGCACGCGCCTGCTGTAGTAGATTTTATCTGGCGTATCATGAGATGTCCAGACGGCATACAGATCCTCTGGTGCACCAAAAGCAACCGCTGATATGGTGGCAATCTTGCTCCCCATCACGCCAGGATTGTATTCTGGGCTGGTGGCAAACTGCTCGATCGTCCATGTCGGATTGCGGTTCTCCTCAGCGACAGCCATTACCAGGTGCCCGCCTGTCTGAGCATAGGGGAAGGCGATTAGAAGATTATCGACCGACGCATCCTCCTCGAAATAGGACGTGGGAGCCCCCACCGTCGCAACGACACCAGTTGTAGCGCCAGCCTCCAGATCAGCAGTAGCAAGAGTCTGTAGCGTTTGGTTCCCCAGCACGGGCGACCATGTTTGCTGTAGAATATCTCCATCAGGTGTCCCAAGGAAGACATGTACCCGATCTATCACAGAGCCGTGGATGCGAACTGCTAGACTCCCGATCATCGCATGAGATTTAGCATGGCCTGATCCGTGCTCTACCGCCGATCCCCAGGTGTCACTGTCATAACCATAGGATGATCTATAGATACGTTGCAGCCCCCCGACATCCGCCCCCCGATGAAATACGTCGAAACCGGCTGGATTGGAGTTCTTGAAAATGCTCCATTTCCGTGGAAGCAACGAGCCAGCAGTAACTGGTACTGGCCCATTCAGCAATTCTGTCGCTCCACCGGCGAGCCAACCGTTACCGAATCTCCACACTTCAAGTTCACCGCTAACAACTTCGTGGAGCACAGCCTGAATCGGCGGCCCCCTTTTAGTTACTCCTATCAAACTGAGATTTGCTGCCGAAGAAATTGTAGAACCAATAGCTACCCAAGTCAGGCCCCCGTCTTTACTCCTCCATGTTTCCAGTTTGAGTGATGACTTGTCTAGGAAAACAGTCCATAAAGCTCCTGAGTCGTACCAGAGGGAAGCATCTAGGGCAAATGAAGGGAATACTATTCCATTCGCGCCATCGATCTGAACAGGAGTGAATGCCATGTCATCCTTCGATGATTAAATCTAGCCAGCCATTCTTCGCTGTGCTATCTGTCGTCAGTGATTCAGCAGTGATCTTATCGCCACGCGCTACTTCCAGGTTATCGGTGACGAAAGTGAAGCCAACTATTATTCCAGTATCACCGGCTTCGTATACCGCTTTTGTCGCTGGGAAGATAGTCGTTCCATTCAGCTTGATATCAATCGAGATGTCAGCGGCAAATGGTGCACCGGTTTCCCACCCCATATGCCACTCACGAATCCAGCCCGACTCCTCAACCGTCCGAGCACCAGGAACAAGACGGGTTACCAGTCCAGGATTAGTTGAGCCATCAATGTCTTCCGCCAGCGCAATATGTATACTGAATCGATTACGAGGCACTGGTTGCCGATCCCTCTGGATCATCTCAGCCATGAATGTGTTGAGTGAATCTGGCTTTTGAAGCTGAGAGTTCGTGGCTTTGATTGTCCATTTCATGTACTTGCCCTTAACCATCGTACCCCTCACGCTTTTCACCACCAATGTATCGTCTAGCAGCGGTTGAGATGTGTTGATCGTCAATAGCTGTCCAGGCCAGACTCCGCTGATGCGAGTCACTGCTGTGGCATCAATCGGATTGGTCTTCTTTCGCAGCAGTTCCCCGTCCCCTAATACCTTCATCTCATCGAAGCCTGCTAAGTCCTTGCCTTCGACTATCGCTTCCCAGAGCCCATCTGCCGCTATAGCAGCGGTATCCTCAGCGATATACACAAACTGTAGCGGGCTCGGATATATGATCTCAATTGTATCGCCTCCACCGAGAGGAGCATCAGCCAGGTTTTGGAATACCCCGGTCCCGCCCGAGATGTAATACCATTGCCACCCCGGAACGCTCCAGTCCCCGATCAGAACAACTATCTGCACTACAGAGTTGACTTTGACTATTGGCTTGACTACCTGGAAGTATGTTGTCGGAAAGGCGGTACCACTAGCAGGACCTGGGAACTCATCTCCCGCCCAACTGTCTATCCAAAGCCCCTTCATCGGCCTGGAGTTCTTGACGTAGATGCGATTAGCGCGGAGAGCCACATTACGCTCTACTGATAGCGATTCAAAATTTCCATCGTCATCGGTAAGAGTGAATGGGGCTGCCTCGAAGCCTGTACTCTTCGGAAAGACTTGGATCACCTTATCGTGGTCAACCCAAAAATCCGCATTGATCATTCGCATCAATGTCCGAAAGGCTTCACTCACCTTCTGGGCATAGACTTCATACTCCCCGATCGTTCCACCAGCACTCCCACTGAGAATAACTGAGAGCCCCGTATCGTCACCCGAATCGCTACCCAGAAAATCACGAGTGATACTTGCTAACAGAATCGATGCCACCCCGCCTTGAAATGTCGTGTAGAATTTATGTCCCACCCTCCGTTCCATGTAGACGCCCCATCCTGCACAAGTGATATCAATCTCCATTGCCGTCTGGCCAGTATAGAATCGCTCAACTAATTTTGTGATTAGTCCACCAAAGATCCGAAGGTTGCTGTTATCGGTATCAATGATAATTACTTCCTCATCTTGTAATGGCCGCGTAGCTCCAGCCGGATCGAACCAAGCCATCTTGCAAGATCCGAATGAGCCTGCCTCAAGAGAGATTGAGATTGGCTTACGTGATTTTAGAATGAAATCATTGCGAAGAATACCATTGATATAGATTCGATAGATTGATCCAGGCGCATCCGGCAATGTTGCCAACACAAGTACTGGAGTGCCAAACGCCTCTCTGCTTATGATGCCAGATGGCCCGATGGCTCCACTGAAAGCAGGAGTACCAAACGCTTCAGCGCTAGCAATTCCTGTGGGGCTGATAACTTGTACATGGAGGAGGGTTGGAGATCCAAACGCTTCGGCGCTAGCAATTGCTCCTGCTCCGGTGATCTCTAGATCTAACTGGGCTGTGCCAAATGCTTCAGCACTAGCAATTCCCGTGGCAGTAATTGTTTGTGTACCGCCACCAGATCCACCAACGGTATTTTCTGCTGAAGCTGTCCACGCAGCACCAGTAATTCGTCTTCCGGACTGGGATGTTTTAGTGAAAGCCACAAACTAGATCTCTATCCTTCCACCCAATGCAACGCCCATAGATTTGCATCACCGGTAGCTTGTCCGGCTTCTGCGTAAAAACCTACTTGATCTGCTGTTAGGAAATCTGTCCTGCCAACACTGTGGAATTCCTTCCATGATTTGCCATCAGTGCTCCAGTGACTCTTGCGGCTAGTATTATCGTCCTCTATTCGGAGCCACACTACCGGAGTTCCAGCCAGCATCTCAAGAGCAAAATTACTAGAGCTGTAAGCTGCTGAGAAGGTAGTAGCGTTCGTCATCTTATTTACAACGAACTGGAGATTTGTGCCATTGAAGGACAACGCCCAGGTAACAAGTTTCCCATCTGAAGATTGCCGGAAGCACAAACCACAGCTTGGCGTAGTGGTAGTAAATAGATTCGGGATGAAAGCGAGATCGATAGTGTACGGAGCACTAGGAGCGGATTTATGTCGCACCCGCATGCTTGATCCCGCTGTCGCTGGGGCTGTAAGATACACTCCCCCAAATGTAGTTACTGCGGATGCGCCGCCTTGGTTATCCCAAGCAAAATCCCCATCAACGGGCTCTGTGAATGGGAATATCGGCCCCCATGGAACACCTATGGAGCCATTGTCCCTTCTGGCGTATATTCCATTAGTCGGTAGATATAAATTGCCGGCCTTGTTCAGAGCAAAGCTTGCATCGACTCCACTTCCACAGATATCCGCGTACATCTGCTCATACGATGCCTCTCCGATGATTGAGCCCTTCACTACTGCCGAAGAAGCATGATTACTTGCCGCTGTACCGAACTGAGCGCCCGTGACAGTCAACGTGGTTCCACTACGAGTTGTAACCTTGAAGCACTCTTCAGTATTCCCCCCTTCGGCTTCGACCACAATCCAATAAGGGAATACGGAACTATCAGTCGGAGCAGTGGCGACAACTAGCGATCCTCCCCCAGATGTATAGCCGCTGTTCACTGTACTCTCGTAGCGATCGATGAACTTCAGTGGCATGGTTTATTTGCCCGGTTCTCCCACTACCTCGGCGCTGATGACTCCAAGAGGTTTCAGCTGCTGTAGCAACGCCCGCCGCTCAGGCTCACTTAATCGAGCCATCATCTTTACAGCCTTCTCCTCAGCGGCTTTTCGATCTATCTCCGCAATGATCGGTAGCTGTTTCGCTTTCAGTTTGTCACGTTGTTGACTGAGATCGTCTCGCATCTTGCGAAGATCAATTAGCGTTTTGCTTTTTAGATCACCCATGGTGTTTACCACTCCTTCATCTGTCCAATCGATTTCACCTTTCATCCAGCGGCCTGGAGACGGATCATCACCGTAATTTGCCATTACTCTCCTTCGGTTTCGCATGCCTGACTGTCGGAGTCCCTAGCTTCTCTTGAGATTTCACACCACCAGGCAGATAACGCCGAAGGCTCCGATTCCACGCTGCCTTATGCTCTCCAATCTGTCGAATCGCCCGGTTGAATGCCAAACCAAACGGAGCCCCAGTACGCTGCATGAGCCCATGATCGAACGATACCTGTTCGTGTTTCTCAATCTCCTCTGCTCGCCTTGCCTGGATCGTCAGAGCCCGTGCTAGTTGTAGGCCGTGGCCCCACGGTAGCGAGCAGACTCTCCGGCCATTGAGCAGCAGCAGCACCTCTGTACCGTTCTGCCGAACCGTCAACCGCTCTAGCTTCGGTATGTAGATCTGTCCCATCATAGCTTGAATATCTTATTGGCTCCCGAATCCCACAGTACATCGATGTCCCCACTGTTCGGAGTGATCGGAAGCCCTGTCGCGGTATCAATATTGCAGATCAGCGGTGATGTGCCTTCCACCGCAGTATCCCGATCGATCACCAGCTCCTCGGAAATGTCGCCACTAACAGCCGTGAATGTGATATCAGCCGCATCAGCAACACCGAGCGTCTTTGTCTTTGATGCGAGATCGGAGAACTGAGCAACTCTCCCGCCGACTGTGAGGATACTGCGCCACTCATCTGTAGTAAGATTCTTCACATAGTCGGCAGCATCCATCAACCATACGTCAAGAGCATGGGCGTCCCAGTCGAGATCGCCACCGAGGAATTTCTCGCGACCTAGATCATATAGAGCATTTGCCATTTGTTTGTTTACCTCTCAATAATCCGACAGGAATACCGGAAAGACTTCATTACTCCACACAACTGGCAGATGATAAGATGCCCACATTTCTTCCCAATACCCGTAAGCGAACATATATCCATTGTCACCGAACGACAAAAATTACAATAACTCATCACGGAGTAACCCCCACGTCATTCAGATCCGCTATCAGAGCTTCTCCAACGACGGAACTTTCCATCAGCACCTGTACCAGTAAAGGTTGACGCACAGTAGCGACAGGTTGTTCTAATGGCCTAATCTTATTCGAGATCCCACGAAGAGCAGGAACCACATCAGTACCGATCAGATCTGTATTCGCAATTATCTTTCTCAGCCGATCACTGATCTGTTCCGAGATAGCCAAGCCTTCTCTACTGAATGCAAGTAGGCCCATCAACGTCTCATTGATACCTACTATTCCGACAGGTTCCGAATCCTCGGGCTGAGTATCAGTCTCGCTAGCAGAAACATCAATAAGAGCATCCGTGCCTCGCTGAATCTGATTTAAAAGATCCCTCACTCTTTCTGTGCTATTCTCACCGATACCGAGTAGTCTTGTAATGCCCAACCGAATCTGATCCAGTATCCCGGTCTTCGTATCCCCAGTGATGCGGATAATGCTGAGATGCTGATTTACATCGCTGATGCTGTCTTCGATCCGAGCCAGTTCCGCTACACCTTGAGAATCGACTATAATCCTCTGGCTGCTTAGGAGTGTTAACCGTTGCAAGCTATCGTGGATATCTGAGAGGATATCTGGTATACCAATCTCAACATCTAGGTTACGGATCTTCTCTGCTACCTGATCGATACTCTGTTTGATCCTAGAGAGCATTACAACGACTCGATCAGTGTCCTGACCTAATACCTTGATCTCAATTGGGGGAATGACAGGAGACTCTAGCGGCGACAGCTCGACAGTAGAAGAAACCTCATCCGGGGTTTGCTCAGTTGGTGATGTGCCTCCGGCAGCAGTTCGCAGTAATGTCCTTAATCGATCACTGATATCCCGTAGCGCGGGGGCTATGTCGGTGTGGAGAAAATCAGCACTTCGGTTTACCTCAATCAACCTGTCGTGGACTTGCCCTAGAATGTCCGCATTGTTTTTACTAGTACTGCTAGCGATCTCAATCAGCCTGTCATGGATCTGTGCAAGGATGTCAGTCTGGACTGTATGTAGATAATTGCGAATACTCTCCAGCTTAGGGAGCCACAGTAATTGAGTTGCTAGGACGTTGAGAGTATGTATCATCCCGAAGCGTGTATTCTCTTCTATCGCATTCAGTGTGCTCTCCCGCCGACGATTTCCAAAAATGCTAGTCACTAATTTAGCTACCTGGATACCGAGATCTACAGCTGCTCCTATTGCTGTCCCGATACCTGGAGCTATCAACGTCCCTAATACTGTTGCTCCACCAGCCCCAGCGCCTGGGAAACCACCACCGCCACCAGTGCCGCTACCACCACCAGGGGTAGGAACACCTGGAACAGTAGGAGCCCCAGGAATCGGTATCCCTCCAAGTTGTATTCCGCCTCCGCCTCCAATCCCAAATAGCCCTCCGAGACTCTTGAGAATGCCACTGTCCCCGAACAGCCACCCCATCAGCTTCTTAATGCCGCCCTCGATCAATCCATTGATAGCTTTCGATATCGGCTCCAGGAATGTTCCCAGAATACTCTCAGTACTAAACCGAACCAATGAGCGAATGAAACCATCAGGGCCAAAGAGCATGTCCTGGAATGCGCCCTTCAGTTTGCCGAAGAATGTTAACCCCGCTTCATCCTGGCCGATCTGTTCCAGTTCCTTATTGACATCAATCCGATATGCTTCCCAGTCTTTTCTCTGATCGAGCAGTTCCGCCTCAAGCTCTGCCTCTTGCTGTTGCACTTTGGCTAGAGCAGTTGCACGTATCTGCTCCAGTTTCCCGCCTTCTCCGATAAGCGAATCCCTATAGGTGTTCCATGCGGTATCCGCTTTGCCTAGCTCCTCTTTCAGTTTCCCGGTTTGGGCCTCCGACTCCGTTGTGTGCTTCAGAGTGATGGCGGCAATCTTGTCCTCGGCATTCTTTTGAAAAAGTGCCCACTCCTCTGCCTGATCACCTAACCTCCCCTGTAGATCAGCCGTTTGCTTCTCTAGCTGCCTGTCAGCGTCACTGGTGGCCTTCTCACGAGCTTCCTGGTTCTCGGCGAGGAATTGATCATGATCGCGCTTGCGGCGCTCTAGAGACTCCTCAAGATCCCTCTGTTGTCGCTCCAGTTTGCGCTTATGATCAGCAGTCCAGTCCTCTAGATCTTCTTTCAGCCGGCGGATATTCTCTCTGTGATCATCCCGCTTCCGTTTCAACTTGGTGTTTAGATTTTTGATCTCGCGTGAGTCAGCTGTCTTGCCTTCTTTCTCTAGCCTCTTGATCTGTTTTTTTATGTCCTCCTCTTCTCGCTTGAGCCGCTTATCTGCATCAGCTACCCGCCTATCATTCGATCGTTTCCGATCCTTGATACTGTCAGCAGAATCTTCACTCAGAGCATCAAGCCGCTGTTGGGTGTCAGTAACGAAATCATCATAACGCTCTGTCTGATCACGAAGATTATCGTCTAGGTTCTCAAGCCGCTCCGCCAAGGCTCTCCGGTTGGCCTTTGTCACCCTATCTATCCGAGCGATGATGTCAGCCCGGCTCTCTTCGTATTTCTGCCGTCGCTTCTCTAGCCCATCGACCACAGCCTGAACTTCTTTCTCTGCTGCCTCTCGATGTTTCTTCTCTACCTCGCCGATTTCAGCTAGGATATCGTCTCGGTGCTTTTGCCACTTCCCACGGCGCTTATCTAGAGAGTCGAATACATCCTGTGTAGCTGCCTCCAAGTCCCCTTTATTCTTCGCTCTGATAGCTGTAAGCTGTTCAGCTACTGATGCCTGATGATCAATCCATGCCTGTTCCCGCTCCTGAAGCGACTGCTCTAGTTCCTCGCGCTGCTCGGCCAGCTTCCGTTTCTCATCACCACCACCAAAGAATAACCCGACAATGTTGTCAGCGATGTTCTTCCCGAAGTCACTGATGATGGTAGAGACTTGCCGCCCAAAGTCTTTCCATTTATCTACTTGCTTGGCGGTGCTCTTGCCGAGCATCTCTTCTAGTTCATCCAGGCGGCGCTGCTGCTCCTCTGTGATATCACCGCCCGTTGATTGATGGGCAACCTTCAACTTCCGAAGATGATTCAGTTCGAACTCAAGGATAACTGTTCTATTCCCTTTGAACTCCTCTTCTATTGTTTTAAGTGCTTCTCCAGATTTTCTAGCGATCTCAGCAAGCACTTCGGGATTCTTGATGCCAGCCTCGGCGAAGATCTCATCTAGATTCCTCATCGCTTCGCCAGCAGCATCGACAGTTGCACATGCTGCTTGGAGAATAAAATCCGGTACCGGCCCCCATGCCGCTATGATCTTGGGCGGAATCTGGCTAATCAGTATTCCTGCATTCTTAGCAGCCTCGGCTAGTTGATCGGTAGCTCTCTGAGCATGGCCCATGAGCACCGATGTATTACGCATAGCCTCTTCCCAGTCTAGTTGTCGCTGTGTCAGCTGCTCTATTTCAACCTTTGCCCCTCTCGTCTCCTTACCGAATATCGCCGTAGCAAGTCCGAGCCGCTTCTGTGCATCTTTCAAATCATCAGCAGCCATACTTGCTTTTTGCTTTGCATCGGTGAGCTTATCTGCATCTGCTGTGCCTTGCAGGAATGCTTCTGATACTGCGATCAGTTCTTTGTTAGCTGCTTTCCAGGCTTCTCTTGCCTCTTCAACGCCCCTTGTTGTACCAGCTAGAGAAATCCCAGACTCCTTAATAGCCTTATCTAGTCTCACCTGTGCTACTCGTAGCCGTTCAGCAGCTTCACCTAGCTTGTCTGACACAATCCCAGTCTGTTGAAACGTACTGAAGAGCTTGTCGTATTCTCGCTTAGCATCAACTGCTGATTTCTTTGCCCCTTCAAGCGTCTCAGCAAGGCGTCCTGTCGCAGTGGTGAGATCAATCATCCTGACTTTTCCTGTACCGCCAACACCACCAAGTACTGCATCAACACTACCTAATGCCGCAATATCACGTAATGATTGCAAGATCGCTGGTAGCGGCCCAAGTGACATCCTGTCTAGTGCTTCTCGAACGAGATCAAGGCCAGGAACTTTGGCTGTGAATTCATCGATGCGGCTATTTATCTCGATCCATCCAGCTACCGATTGGGCGACGACTGATGCTAGTGATCCGAGACCTTCAATAGCCTCCACAGTAGCATCTGTTATTTCTGTTAATGAATCTGCAACCGCTATGAATGCGGGCTCGGCATCTTCACTGCCTTCTAACGCCTTCACCATCTCACTAGTGAATTCAGTCATGCTCTCGGCGTTATCAGTGAGAGCTGGTAGCAGCCGTTCACCTAGAGCGATTCGGAAGCCCTCCGTAGCAGAAGATAGCTTCGTCATCTGGCCCTTGTAGCCTTCCATTTGGATCTCGGCTACTCGCTGGGCTGTTCCACCAGCATTCTCTAGTTCCCTGGTGAAATCACGTAGTTTGTCGGCCCCTCCCTGTACCAGCTTGATCATCCCTGTACCGCGCTTACCGAAGATCTCTAATAGTTCCCCAGCAGTCGCGCCACTATCCCCCAATTCTTGGATGATGTCTGACAATGGACGCATCTTGCCAGCTCCATCTAATGCGGTAACGCCTAGCCTCTCTAGCAGGTCAGCAGCTTCCTTTGATGGATTCAATAGTTCTGCAATCGATCCGCGTAACGAAGTCCCGCCTAATGATGCTTGTATGCCAGCATCCCCCAATAGGCCGAGTGCTGCTGATACTTCTTCAAATTGCAAACCAGCAGCACTCGCTACAGGTGCGACAAATTTCATCGCTTCACCGAGTTGTGAAAGTGATGTATTCGAACTAGTGAATGTCTTGGCTAAGACATCGTTCACTCGGCTTAATTCTTCAACCTGAATTCCATAGCCGCTTAGAACATTAGAGGTGATGTCAGCAGCTCTAGCCAAGGACAGATTACCAGCCGCTGCGAGATCAAGAACGCCTGGCATAGCGGTTAATATTTCAGTGACTTCGAATCCCGCCATTGCGAGAAAGTTCATTCCTTCGGCTGCTTCTGTCGCTGTGAACTTTGTGGTTGCACCAAGATCCTTAGCCTGGTTTGTTAGTAGTTCGAAATCCTCACCTGTAGCCCCCGAGACAGCGCGGACTTTATTCATGCTCGCTTCGAACTCACTAGCTGCTTCTACAGCAGCACCCGCAAAGGCGAATATTTTCGAAATGGCGAGTGCTCCACCGATAGCGATCCCAGCCTTGACTGCGATACCTGATAGAGATTTGAGCGCACCTCCAGCCTGAGCAGTCCCTGCTGTGAACTGTCCTGTGTTTATATTGAGATTCGCTACGAGATCAGCAACGGTGTTCGCCACATTATCTCCTCAGTTCCGGTGGTGCTGCCCCAACCGCATGCAACATAGCCTGGGCACTCTCTACTGGATCAGTATCGATCTCACTTTCATCGGCCTGTTCCAGATAGGCCAACATTGGGAATATCTCCTCCGGCTTCATCTTGCTCCCACCCCACACCTGGATTACCCGCAGGAACCGGATCTCCTCACGTTGCTGTTGTTCTTCGTATGCTCGCCACCTCAGGCAGATTCCCCGGAGGGTGGATCTTCCGAAGTCGTTGTCAGAGAGTCTAAGATAGCCACATCCGATACTATAGATTGCTGTCCACCAGCGCTCTCGTCGCTCGGCGCTTGAGGTGTCCCTTCCGTAGGGTTTGGCTTTTTCTTGGCTGCCTCTGCTGCATGTAATGGAACATCCTTGGCCTGTGGCATGAAGTTCCCTAAACCATCTAACAAGATTGAGAATAAGCTAGCCCACTGCTCGAATGTCAGAGCTGCGCCGAGAACTCCCGGTGTGTAAGTCCACATCGGTTCACCATTCTGATCGTAGCGATGTAGAGCGGAGGCAGCGAGATAATGAAGCGTTCTAAGTTTGATCGATTTGATCAGCGATAATCCCCGCTGCTGGTTAGCTCGCTCCTTTTCCTCCTTACTTCCTCCTACTGGTGTCGCGGGGAGTAACTCTGCCGCTTTCCAAATGGAGGTAGCCACTTCGATCAGCGATTCATCCGCCAACTCATCAAAGCGGCTCAGTGTGTTCATGTTCATGTAAACGGGGCAGGGAGTCCCGTTAACTAAGAACTCCCCGACACGTCCAAGTGGTGCGCCCACTAGATCACCTCTGTCTGTTTGGTTGCGAAATCGTGGAAGGCATACAGATCATCCGGCCCGTAAAAATGGACACCAACTGGTTCACTTTGCTTCCAGAGAACGCCATCTAAATCTCGCATGGCTTTCAGCTCTCTGTATGCCACCCTAGTGACTGTAGGGAGAAACGGTAAGCCGAACTTATCACGGTAGCCTTCCGCGATTTCTTGTTGCATCTTCCTAGTTCGTGGCTACGATTGCGCCAGTGATAGCTAGCTCGATATTGGCCTGAAGCACATTATCTGTCGGCATGTCAACGGAGTGAGAGGAGAAGAATCCATCCATCCCCATCTGTCCCATGCTGGCCGGGAATACGATCTGGCAAGTCTGTTTCACTAGAGCGATCAGATCTACCCAAATGCCAGCGGCAAACTGATGCGTAGCATCCTCTGGATCGTAGTTGATTGGCCCACTAATCGTTCCGGGATCAAGCAATACTGCCAGCTTCTCCATCCAGTTTCCGGCTGTGCTATGAGTTGTCACATCCGGGATGGTTGCAACCGGCCCGCTTTGGGAGAAGCTCCGCAGCTGCCCCAATGTCGCAAACGAGGCCGGTGATCCAACCTCGTCTTGAAATTTCCACAGTGTTCCCTTTGCGCTACGAATTGCCATGTTGTATTCTCCAGTCTCCTAGTATTTTCTGCTCTCTCCCTGGGGAGGTAGCATTTGCCATCTGTGATCGTAGGTCACTAAGCTCGCGCTCGGTAGTAACCTTTGATCGATCGATGCGTTTAGGTTGATCGGTAACCTTCACGCTGTATTGCGTTTCTGGGCCATACGCTGGCGCGGAATTCTTCACTAGCTCGATCACCCGGATAGCCTCACGGGTACGCTCAATATTTCGTCTGAGTTGAGATGGATCTTGCCATCCGGAGTCCTGTAATAGTCTCTCAACGGATGCTTGAATTCTAAAGCAGACTGCCGACGTATCAATCAGCAAAGCCAGATTACGTGCACTGAATACTAGCCGCCATCGCTGCTGAAAACTGTAGAGCTTCAGTAGATTCTTTGTTGCATTCCAGGCAGCGCCGCACGGTACACCGCGCTGTGCTAGCTTAGGAATCTTCTCATATTCAATCTGAATCTGACGGATGCTGTATCGTAATCGTTCTAGATCATCCTCTAGGTGATCCGACCGAGAGAACTGCTCCTGGCCCTCTCCAAGCCAATCAACGAAGGAATCAATATAGCCGTGTCCATTGCGTCTCTGATGTTTTGGCTCGTACCAGGGATGAGTGACACAAAAATCCTTAAGGAGTGGGAGCATTTGTGGCAGACGGGTAGAGTAGTCGATGATCCGTGCCACATTGTCAGCAGTCGGTTCGATCTTCTGTCCGGGTTGGGGTTGGAATGAATAGTTACGTGCGACGACGTTTGCCGCGTGTCGAGCTGCCGCCGTGATCCGGTAACCCCCTGCTTCCAATTGCTGCGTTGATGTCTGTTTCTCCGACAATGATGTTCGGCTCCTCTCCCATATCCGCTTCCGCTGTGGGACTACCATTGAATAGGTGAGTCCTCGTTGCTGCTGCTTCCGCTTCCGCTGTGTGTGTGCTCTGCATGTGCTTGAGTATGAGATTGGCGGAGTATGAGTCGAACTCGCAGGGAGTATCAGGCCCGACCATCGCGGGGCATTTGTAGCGCAGTTGCCCACGCCATAAAAACGTTTCGAGCTGTTGAACTTCGATGGCCAAACCGGAACCTCCCTATCAGTTGCAATTCTAGGCGAGAGATGGAGGAATCACCAAACGGGGGGGGGTACAGTAGCGCGAGGATCGCCGCTATGGCGTTTCTGTCGTCGGGGTAGGGGAAACCGCCTTGGCAGGTGCTACGGCTTCGTCAGGGTGACGAGAGCGCATTCTCAGGCGATCTATTAATCCATTGCACTCACAAACCGTACATGATCCGCCAGAACCGAGGTGCTTATCGACTCCGCAGCCGCAATTAAGGCATGTCTGGAATTTCATGTGTAGATAACCAAGTATCGATGATTTCGTTTTTGTGATCTCGGACTAGCTGTTGCACTCGCCGTCTAGCTAAATAATCTGGGTACCCGTGAACATATTTCAGGAATCGGATCATCGATAGCCGTGATCGCCGTAGTGCCATATCTCTACGAACCCGTTCACTCCGCTTTTCTGGTTGCGGTAGGCCTTCACCATATGGCCTAAGATAGAGCGTCCTACACTCCGTATCACAGGCCAGATCCGCTACCGAGATAATGCCGGTGGTCTCTAGTTCATGTTTCCATGAATCATCCGACTCAACCTGCATGTAATCAGGGACTGGGAAACAGATCCCTTCTCTAACTGGCCTTCCACGTGGATACCCCGGATTCACCAGCGCTCCTTTACCCAGCCGCCACAATCTGCTGGCTTCGGCTCACCATGGAAGCAGACGACACGGCAATCATCGGGTGGGCCGTCCTGGGCGTGCATCTTGTAGGATTTTACCCATCGCTGAGGAAATAGATCACAGTAGAGCTTTGGTTGTCGGCTCGGATGGTACGAGCAATTATCTTGCATGAGCGAGTAGATATATGCCTGGTCACCGTGAAACCGCTTCATGAGCTGGTAGCGGTACACATTGAAGTGCTCCCAGATCCAAGTATACCTACCGGCATCCAGCACCATCACAGCTGATGCGGGCTTCCATGGTTTCTGGAAATCCGGATGCATCACAAATTGGGATGGATAATCAACCAGATCGTCTAGTGGGCCAGTGATCACTACATCAAGATCCAAATAGAGGTATCGTGTTTGTAAATCCCGATCTGAGGAAACAGTATTGGCCGTCCCCCACGGGCACTGTTGAAACAGGGCCATCTTCTGCCACCAGCCGGAAAGTGTTGGATCAGATGTCAGGATCGAATCATCAGCGATCAGAGCCATGCCATCAATAGCGGATATTCGATCAACACCACATCGTACTATGATGCCGTCCGGCTGATCTGTGATACAGGTAAAGCCATACGGTTGCATCAGGTTTCGCTCTACCGCTGCCGATAGCCGGTTCACGTATTCCGGCCCGTACTTGTTCCCGACCTTGACGCAAATGACATTCAGCATCAGATCAACTCCCAGCCAGCCCTTAGTAATATCCAGCAGACTTTCAATACTACCCCTGTGATCAACATTAATCCGCCCAATGAAGCGGCAATGACTACAATTGCAAAAATACAATTAAAGAAAACGACGAATGAATGCCCTTCACTGGACTTTACTTCCTGTTTAATGAGCTTCATGATTGACTCTTATCCCCTATCATTCCAAATAGATCCAGGCCCATAAAAGGCTCGCCCCCAAGTTCAGCTATTAGCCGGTGGATCTCTCGCTCGTGCCAAGTTTCACAGTCGTCACTGAAGTCCGCGTACTTCATCAGATGCCTATATGGCTCCCACCATGAGGCTGGTACAGTGTATAGGATCTTTTCCAAGCGGAACCACCAGCTATATTTCCGTCGGATCTTTTCCGCTCCCTGTTCTGGCCACCTTACCAGCTCCATCATCTCGTAGTGCGCCTGTTTAGCTCGGAATGCCCGCTCTCGAATGAACTGCAAGTGCATGACACCAGCCGCTAGTCCAGTTGGAACTTTACTCGGCTTTGATCCGAATGGATGCCGGTGATGGTGCTGATAGGTTCCTCTAGGCTGCCAGCTCAATCCCGATGAATCCCTAAACGCTAAACTGAATGATGTATTCCGATGTTCACCATCAACCCGAATCTTGAATTGTGACTCCCATATATTATGCCCTGATACCTGAAGTACTTGACACGGGGTTAACTGTTCAATCACGGATCTGATACTGACTAAGAAATTACCGGTTAGGATTTCATCAGCATCCACTAGTGCAACATGAGTCGCTTTCTGTGCACGGCATTCGTCCAATAGAAGCTGCCGGTGGTTCATCTCATCCCACGGGCCATCTCCGATTTCTATAGGCCATACGCGATCTGGATACTCGTCTAATATCTTGCCCACAATCTCAGGAGTCCTGTCCTCACAAGCATGTAGGCCAACTACGATTGAATCGCACCATATCAATGCAGCTCTAATAGTGAGTCCACAGATCCACTCCTCGTTTCGAAGGGGCATCAGAGCAACGAGTTTCACTTCTGCCCCCTCTGCCAGATCATCGGTGCTCGATCGTCCATTGATATCATCTCGTTAACAGCTCGGACACAACCAGGTAGGCTATCGTCTACCACACAGATGCCACCTGGAACGATCCGTGGATATAGATACTTCAGCACCAGCTTTGTTGATTCATAAAGATCGCAATCGATCCGAAGGAATGCGATATCAAACTTTCCAACTTCAGGCAGTGTTGTATGAAACCATCCCGGATGATAGCTGAAATGATGATCAGGGATCTGCCACTCCTTCATGTGCCCCTTAACCTGCTCAATTGTGCAAACTGATTCCCCTTCAATTATCAAACCACTAGGACCATCTTCGGGGCTGGCTTTAGGGATACCTTGGAATGAATCAAACAATCGGATGATGCGGCGTGGCCTCTCGTCCTTATCTATACATGCCTGTGCCATGATAGCCGGATGGACACCAGCGAAAACGCCACACTCAACAAAGCACCCAGGCACACCGAAGTCAATGCAATGACATGAGAGACTGTAAGTCATCTGTAAAGTCGGTAATTTACATAATGCACGTTCACCGACTTTCTTGATCCAATACCTCGTTGTTTTTATCTTCATGATAATAAATAAACAAAATCTAAAATAATAATAGTCCCACAACTAGCAACGAACAAGACCCAGAGCGCCACCAAGAGCCAGCACAACACCATGTCTAGAGTACTCATGACAGTTTCTTATAACCGAATCTCAAGAAATCGGGGCCGCTGTGCGCTTCAATGATCCTGGCCCACCGTGGATGATCTCCAATGTCAGATTCCCACCGTGGGCGTCTCTCACTATTCATACGCTCACTAGGCCAGAGGATACCGGTTGTATTAAATGGCAGTAAGAGAACTTGTTCCGCGATCGCCTCATACCTCGCAAGGAAATCAATCCGCGCCTCCGCTAGAAAGGCAGATTGACTGTATCCACCCTCATCCCAATGATCCATGACAAGCTCCATGAACCCAGGGAAACCTATATCTCTGATCCCACGTGTCTGATCATTGCGTCGTAAATGATACCAGCAGGAGAGCATCCTATCATAAGGATTCCGTACAACTGTGAATGTAAATTTCCGTTGATGCTCTCCTGGAACAATGCGCTCATGATCCTTCCCGACTAGCTCTCCTCCGAACTGAGGTAGGAACTTCCGCGCCATCGTAGTACCGGCTGTACGTGGAACGTGGATAAAGACAAAGCTGGGGCCGATAGTCATTTCCCTACGCATCCGATATTTCGAGAGTTAATTTTGTCATAGTAGATGCACCTCTATGTTATTCCGCCATGAAGAGAATGGGCTCCGCCGCTTCGATCCGCGCTTTAGCCCCGGCTTGTGGTGCTTCAACCGAACCTTCTTGAGATGTGGACAGAGTTTATCTAGCATCTGGATCGCTTGATGGGTGTTCTCATGTTCGCGATCAGCTTGCCGTTGTTCGTGTGGTGGACTTTCGTATTCACTCATGGCTTAGTATCTCTATCATCTTCGTCTAATACTCCGAAAACTAATAGTATGAAAAACACTACTAGGAAAGCCATACCAACAAGTAGAAGAATAAGCCACCAGGGAGACATGGGGTATTCGCTCATCATGCTGCTTCCCAATCATCCATGAACTTCTTGAGCCCACTATATGTCAGTGGGTGATCGAACATCTTCTCCAGTAACTCAGGCGATACCGTACAGATATCCGCACCAGCAGCAAAAGCATCGATGACTTGGCGAGGTGATCGAAGTGAGCCGCAAAGAATATTTGTCTGTGTCTGTCTACTGAGCGGGCCTTGATTGTATATCTTTCGCACCTTTGCTATTAGTCCATAAGAATCAATACCAATATCCTCACAGCGAGCTACAAAGATACTGATACACCAAGCACCGGCTAATGCTGCTAGAATCGCCTGTGGTACTGAGCAGCAGAGCGTGAGGTTGCAGCGGGGATAGATATGGATCAGGGAGGCTATAACAGAAGTTGGTGCCTTATCCATTTCTATAGTGCTCAGTTCAGCACATGCTGCGATTCCTTCTCGCGTACAGGGTAATTTGACGATTACGTTCTGAGAGATTCCAGCAAGTTGCCGCCCTTCGCTGATCATCTTTACAGTATCGGTGCCGACAACTTGAGCAGATACATTTGGCACGAGGTCACAGATTACTGCTATCCGAGGGATCACCATCCCCTCAGCATCAGCCATCATCGAACTTGGGTTTGTAGTCACTCCTGTAATGACACCGTATTGCAACGCCTTCTTGATGTCGTCAAGGTTTGCCGTATCAAGGTAGAGTTCCATTAGAGCCTCCAGTTCTTCGGCGGTGGCTTCTCGTGTCCCTTGAATCGCCCCCAGGGAGTCATACAGGGACACCACTCGATGATGCAACCACCTTCGGTATGCGTTGCCATCGTGTGCTGTGGCTCATCGGTCCTCGGCGTGCAGTCTAAGCACGGATCACTAAGCCAGATAAATTTCTGCTTCTCATCAGACATTTCGGTATTTGCTCCCTGCCTCTGGATTGTATTCAACCCGCAGCCCATCCTGATAAAATAACTGCGGGTACAGATCTCTATCTTCCTGGTGCCCCTCACCGAACTGGCAAGCCTCTCGGTGGAGCTTCCATTCAAATTTCGCACAG